CGCAATTACCTACATAAGTTAATCCACAAGTACCGTTTAAGAACTCGGTTGATGGTGGATAGTTGTTGTAATTGTTATACGAAGCCTGTGGATACGGGGGTGGGGTATCGCTGGTTGTTCCAGCCGTAGTGACTTGATAAATAAAAATGTTACTAAAAAGAAATTGACCAGCGGTGTATGCGGTATTTGCTGCCCATACGCTAGGGTAGGCTGGATTTGCGCCACCAATGGTTGCGCCAGGTGCGACCATGCAAGGCGTTTGGGTAACAACTATTTCACGCAAGCATCCAGTATCTCGTACTGTGCGCTCACGAGCAGAATTAATGTAATCGGTTAACTGACTGTCGCTATAAAAATTCCCGTTAGCATCGTGCAGTAACCTACGAACCTCGGTAATGTAGGTGTTAAGTGTAGCCACTTATTATTTCCCATATATCATGCTGCCACCGATAAGACTTTTCCCCCGCCCTTCTTTTGGGAAGGGAGAGGTACTCGTTCTACCAACGGGGATAACGATTGGTTCTTTTTAGGCGGTTCTGTGGATAAATCCCATTGCGCTAAACGGTCTAAACCGTCTTGCATTTCTTTGGTACTTTTTACCCAACCTAACCTTGCCAAGTAAGGCGCTTTATTAGGATCGTTGTAACCAAATATGTGCTTTGCAACATCTTCAGGTACTTCGACTGTTTTACCTGGAAGAAAGTCATAAAAAACACCACCAAAGCCATCTTTTAGGGGTTCTTGGGTGTGATTGGTTACATAGATCATTAGAAGCTCACTACTTGTCCATAAACAACAATATCTACGGTGTTTGCATTACCAGAAGCCGTATTCACATTTACATAAAGTGCTTGTGTTTGGTTTCCAGAAATCTCCGTATTTGCTGGATAAGCAACCGTCAAATCTTGGTATTTACCACCAGCGCTAACAGACGATAAAACCACATTAGCAACGACCACATTGCTTGAAGTCATATCTCCTGTGCTTGAAATGGTGATACCAATATTTGCACTAGCAATAGATCCAGTAGGATTTTGAACGGTGACTTGCCGAACAATAACCCCACCAGAGTTTGCAACTGCTCCGCTGTTGGTTAACCCGCCTGACAACAATGGAATCTTAATTTGAGCAGTACCCGTTGTTGCTAAGGACTGAGCAGTTAATTTTCCAAGTACGCCATATCCAAAACTATCTAGGTATAGCGCACCAACACGATTCGAGTTAGCCATTTCTGATCTCCTTAGGTGTTGTAAGTGCCAGAAACATCTTGACCACCGTTGACAGTAGCCAGGGTAACCGTAGCGTTTGTAGTAGCCAACATACGGACATTTACACCATCAGAGATCACAACGCCACCGACATTGATTGCACCCACATTACCCCATGTTGCGGTACTTGTGGTTGTGTTAAATGCCGATACTGCTTGGATAATCACATTGGCGGTTGCAAATGCAATGTAAGTTCCAGCGGGTACGACATTACCAGCGGTTGTTGCGCTGATGCTTGTAAGCTGCCAATACGCACCAGGTGTATTAGCGTTGCTACCTGAAATCAGGATTTTATTTAAGCCGAGTGCCATGACTAGTTCTCCTTATAGACTAATAGAGTTGTAGCCAGAAACTCTGGTCATTGACTTAGGCTTGGTGCTTACTAATTCAGCAATCATCAAGACAGCGCCAACATAACCAATCTGCCAGTTTGGTAGAGTGCTTTCAAATCCAGTAAACACGAAGCTACCTTGGTCATGGATGTACAAGCTCAAGTAGTTCGAGTTAATGAAATAGACAGTACCCTCTGGGCAATAAGGATCTGGATAAATAGGTACACCAGCGACCATCAAAGCTCTAAATGCAGCTTGAGGACCGTTAGCATCGCCATCAAATCCGTTACCTGGGGTAATCACATATTGCTCTTGACCTACATAATCTTGAGCTAAAAGTGTCCAAGTACCGAATCCGCAAACGCCAAAAGTAGGCACTTCTGCACCGTTTTTCACAGTTCCAGAAATATACTGAAGGACATTCTGACGAGTTGGGTTTACACCACCAGCAGCATACACTTTGGATTTCCACCAAGTGTAAGTGTTACGGTTGATGTTACCGTAAGTTACAAGGTTTGTACCATCGTCAATTGCGCCTGGCAAACCAATAAACTGCTGAGTATTGGTTGTGTTGTTATACAGAGCTGTAGCCATTGCATCCATCATTACATTGGTTGCATCGTTCATACGAGCTTCAATCAATGGAATAATGGCATAGTCTTGCTGTACAGCGCCTTCCATACCGAGAAACGGTACAGGAGCAATCATCAGCTTGAGGTTGAACTCAGCGTTATATGCACCTTGCTGAACGGCTGGTTGCGTAAAGCTACCAGAATAGTCAGACCATTGTGCGTTAACAAATTGAGCGCCTTGAACTGGTACAGTTACTTGGGATACACCACCAGAAGCCTGTTGACTATTAGCAATCAACGCAGCCATCAAGGGTGTGCTGTTATAAAGTTGTACGACCAGCTTGGGGATAAACGCTCTACGAGTTACATAAGTAAGTTCGTTATATTGCGATGTACCCGATGCTGGAAGAATACCGCCACCTATAGGCATAGTTTATCTCCAAACAAAATTCAAATATCCCCTATTACTGCGTACTTCAAATACCAATTGGTCGAGTGTTTTTACGCAACTCTTGCAATGCTTTTGCTGCTTCATTTCTTGCACCTTGAACTGGGTTCTTCCAATACTCATTCAAATTAAAGCCTTTGAGTGGGCTTGGGCTGTAGCCAGATGGTGTAGGTTGGGCAGCTTGTTTCATCCAGTCGAAATACTCAGCAGCAGTTTCGTGATCGGATATTTTCTTCTCAAGCATAATTTTTTCGATTTCCTCAATATCTTCTTCCGAAGCTAAACCCTTTTTAACGAGCCTATCTCTGCGCTTTTGTAATTCTTCCAACGATTCTTTTTCCTTGAGCTTGGCTTCCAATTGGGCTACCCGATCTTCAGCTTGTGTCACCTTCTTCTCGGTGTAATCCTCAAGCTCTAGTTCAGGAATAGGCAAATTAGGTCTAACCTTTTTGGTCAAACGCAAGGCTTCTTTACGAGTAGTAGGATTCTCAGCTAGCTCTTTCATAAGCATAGCCAATTCATCCCGTTGCTCTAAACTAATATCTTCTAAGCTCATCTTTTATCCCCTTAATTAATTTAGATGACTTTTTTAGTATCACCAGGTTGGCTCATGGACATCATGTTTTTGTAGCCAGCCTTGTTAGCAGCGCTTAAGCCACCGAACTCAGAATAACGAGGAGTATTGATTACTTGACCGTTTTTCTGGTTGTTGTCTGTTGGTTTGCGTGGTTGTGTTGCGCCACGAGGTTTAAAGAGTTCCATTTTTGATCCTTTACATGGGTTGAGGTGAAGGAGTGGCTACAGGCGATGGTGCTGGAGCAGCCATTCCAGGAATTGCTGGCGCTTGTGACATTGCTTTACCTTCAGGCGTAGCGCCACCAGCTTGAGGTAATGTTTGCAACATTTGTAAAATTTCGCTCGATTGCAAAGCGCTAGCCTGGTCTTGTTTAGGACCAAGTACGCCAGTAATTGTGCGAATTGCGTTTAATAGCTTTTTGCCTTCTTCCGAATCTGCACCGATGGCTGGCAAGGATTGTTTTAACAAGTCCATTGCCATTGAAAGGTTGACCATTGCGCCTTCTCGATTACCCATCTTAGGTTCGGGCGTGGACATGGGTGCGCTCATGGGCGGTGAACTGGCATCGGACATACCAGGCAAAGGCGATTCTGGTACTGGAGGAACGCCAGAAGGAGTAGCGGAATCCCGTTGGCTTCTAATCATTTCCATTAGTTTGTCTGGTGCTACTGCCATAACTTTTTCCTATCAAATTACTGCATAGATTAAACCTAATCTATTACTTGTCAAGTGGGGGGTATTATTTTTGCTTCCCTCCCCCCAAGGGAGGTTATCGGTCACCCGAATAATCCTTGCGGATTACTTGCGAGCTTTACGACCTTTGCGAGCTTTGCGTGCCATTTTGATTTCTCCAATTAGCAGCGGTCACCTAGTTATAAGGTCAGGCAGCCACAACCTTGTTTTCACCCTCACAGTGAAACTTATCTACGGGTCTTACGACCACGCTTCATCTTTTTGCCGTACATAGCCATCTCCTGTTAACTATCCCCTAACTTGTCTGCCCATAGTCCTTGTTTTTGGACTACGACCATAACTCTGTATATTGCTTACACGATACTCCAAACCAGCGGGTTTTTCACCACGCTTGAGATTCTCGGTCCTTACTAGCGGTTGATCTGCTTTTGGTGCAATGTTTTGACTAGCCAACTTGTTGCTCCCGTTTTGGTAACTTGATTGGTTGCGCTCCACCAGACTGAGGTGCTGCGCCACCACCCTCTTTTTCTTGCCGTTTTAATTTGTCTTTTAACAATTGTTTCATTGGAGGTTCTAGCAAGTCAAGTAGAGATTCTTTGTCAATGACTTGTGCCTTAAACAAGTTAAACGCCAACTGCTTAAGATCCTCGGTAAAGATTGGGCTGTTGCTGTGTGCATCAACCTTTACCACATAGTCTTTGGTGAATTGTTCAGCAATAAACT